AGAGGTTGTGCAGTAATACCATTATATCTTTTTGAAAAAGAAGAAGAAGATGTTGAAGAAATTGTAGATATAGAAGACGAAAAGGATATTGTTTAATGATATATAAATACTATGGACCACCAGGTACAGGTAAAACATATAAACTAATATCCAGAGCTAAAGCTTATGTAAGAATTGGTACACCATTACATAAAATAGGTTATTTTGCTTTTACTAAAAAAGCAGCTACAGAAGCTAAAAATAGAATGCCTGCAGAAGATAAAAAACTTCCGTACTTTCAAACACTACATTCTTTTGCATACCATCAATTAACATTAAATGAAGAAGATGTAATGCAACCTTTTCATTATGAAGAATTAGGTAAACTTTTAAATATAAAAGTTAAGTACCATGATAAATATAACAAAGAAGAAGTGTCTTATTTAAATTGTGATAGTCCTTACTTTCAAATGATAGGTAAAGCTATGAATAGGGACGTTAGTATTAGAGAAGAATTTGATAGAAATGAACACAATAGTAAAGAAATAAAATGGCATTTATTAAAATACATTGATGACAATTTAAAAGTATATAAGGAAAAAAGAAAGTTATTAGATTTTAATGACATGATTAAAAATTTAATAAACAAACAAAATCTCCCTAAATTTAAAGTTATTTTTATAGATGAAGCACAAGATTTATCTCCATTACAATGGCAGCTGTATGATAAATTAAAAGAATGTGCAAATGATATTTATTTAGCAGGAGATGATGACCAAGCTATTTATGCTTGGGCTGGTGCTAATGTAGAAAGATTTATAGAAGAACCTGCAAAAGAAAAAGTATTAAAGTATTCAAAAAGAATATCTAAAACTATTCAAGAAGAATCAGATATACCAATCAGTAAAATTTTAGGTGTAAGAAAAGATAAAAATTATTACCCTAGAAATTTTGAAGGCAGTAGTGAAAATATAAATAATTTAGATCAAATAAATTTAAATACGGGTAAGTGGTTAATATTAACTAGAACTCTTTCAAGATTAAGTTCTATTAAAGAAGAACTAATAAAAAGAAATTTATATTTTAAAGTTAAAAAAGAAAAAAGTTTTAAGGTCAGATTATATAAAGCTGCCATGAAATATACTTATTGGTGTATGGGTAAAATATTGGAAGAAAAAGATATTAAAGACATAAATGAATTTATTGGAAGTGAAAAATGGAATCATCAAGTTGAATGGTTTGATGCATTTCAAGAGGCTGATGAAAAAGAAAAATTTTATATAAAAAATATGATTGATAATGGAGAAAACTTAGATGAAGATGCTAGAATATCTATATCAACTATTCATGCTAGTAAAGGTGGTGAAGAAGATAATGTAATTTTATGTCTAGACATAGGTAATAAGATAAAAAAAGCTATGCTTAAAAGTATAGACAAGCACGATGAAGAACACAGAGTTTGGTATGTTGGAATAACACGTGCCAGAAATAATTTATATAAACTAAAAGCTAACCTAAAAAGAAACGAGTACAAATTATGAGAATAATTACATCAGATATATTAATAACAATTACATTAACATTTTTTATTATTAACATAATGGAGGTATTAAAATGACGCATAAAGATATATTTAAAGATTCATTTCCACAAGATAAACAAATTGGAGGATCACATTACAAAGATTTTTATATTCAACCATATGAATTTATTTCTAAAAATGATCTTTCTTTTTTTCAAGGAAATGTTATCAAATATGTTTGTCGCTATAAAAACAAAGCGGGAATACAAGACCTTGAGAAAATAATTCATTACTGTGAATTAGAAATTAAAACAATGAAAGATACAAAAGGTAAAAAATAATGTTAATACCAACTACAGAATGGGTAGCTCCTACAGAATTTCCTGATTTAAGAAAAGCTGATGAGATTGCAATTGACTTAGAGACACGTGATCCGGACTTAAAGAAACTGGGTTCAGGGGCCATTATAGGTAATGGTGAAGTTGTAGGTATAGCTGTTGCTGTAGATGGATGGAAAGGTTATTACCCTATTGCTCATGGTGAGGGTCCTAACATGGATCGTAAAAAAGTTTTAGACTGGTTTAAAGATGTATGTAAATCACCTGCTACAAAATTATTTCATAATGCTATGTATGATGTATGTTGGATACGTAATTTAGGTATACAAATCAATGGTTTAATACTAGATACAATGATTGCAGCGTCTCTTATAGATGAAAATAGATTTCAATATTCACTAAATTCTTTATCATGGGTATATTTAAAACAAGGTAAAAACGAAGCTTTGTTAAATAAAGCGGCTAAAGAAAGAGGTTTAGATCCTAAAGCTGATATGTGGAGATTACCCGCACAAGAAGTTGGATCTTATGCTGAAAAAGATGCAGAGTTAACTTTAAAACTTTGGCAACATTTAAAAAAAATAATTATTGAAGACGACCTTCAAGATATATTTAATCTTGAGACTGATCTGTTTCCTTGTTTAGTTGATATGCGCCACCTAGGTGTTCGGGTAGATATTGAGAAAGCCAATCAATTAAAAACAGCATTGGCAGTAAAAGAAGAAAACTTAATACAGCAAATAAAAATAGACACAGGAGTAGATACTCAGATATGGGCAGCAAGATCAATTGAAAAAGTTTTTCAAAAATTGAACCTACCTTATGACCGTACTGAAAAGACCGACTCTCCTTCATTTACTAAAAATTTTATTTCTAAACATAATAATCCTACAGTTTTAATGATAGCAGAAGCTAGAAAAATAAACAAGGTTCGTACAACATTTATTGATACTATTTTAACACATGAACACAAAGGTAGAATTCATGCAGATATAAATCAAATTAGATCTGATGATGGAGGAACCGTAACAGGAAGATTTTCATATTCAAATCCAAACTTACAACAAATTCCAGCAAGAGATCCTGAAACTGGTCCATTAATTAGAAGTTTATTTATACCTGAAGAAGGTTGTAAGTGGGGTACATTTGATTACTCACAACAGGAACCACGTCTTGTTGCACACTATGCATTAAGATTTGGATTACCTTCAGCACAGGTTATTGCTGATTCTTATTTAGAAGACCCAACTACAGACTTTCACCAAATTGTTGCAGATATGGCTCAAATAGATCGTAAAGAAGCTAAGACAATTAATCTAGGTTTATTTTATGGAATGGGTAAAGCTAAATTACAGAATGAATTAAATGTAACTAAAGAAAAATCAGATGAATTATTTTTAACTTATCATAATAAAGTTCCATTTGTTAAACAGTTAATGAATAAAATTATGAATGCCTCTCAAGCTAAAGGTCAAATAAAAACTTTACTAGGTAGACGTTGTAGATTTCCTAAATATGAACCCGTGTTAAGGGGTAGTGATTGGGGTACATTTGTACCTGCAGAAGATCATGAAAGAATGGAAGAATTAAAAGCTATGGGTCCATTTTTAAAAGATAGTGAAGATAAGATTATTACAGACAAGGATGGTAATAAAAGAAAAAATTATTGGCATGGTAATCCAACTAGAAGAGCCTTTACTTACAAAGCATTAAATAAATTAATTCAAGGAAGTGCTGCCGATATGACTAAAAAAGCTATGGTTAATTTGTACAAAGAGGGTATTTTAGGGCATATACAAATTCATGATGAACTTGATTTTTCTATTGAATCACAAGAACAAGCTGATAAAATAAAAGAAATAATGGAACAAGCAGTAGATTTAAAAGTTCCTAATAAAGTTGACTATGAATCTGGACCTAATTGGGGAGAGATAAAATAAATTATGGCTTACTTAAATGCGGACATACCACCTATCTACTGTAAAATACGTAAGGAGTATTTATATGACTTGGAAAAACATCAAGGAGAATCTGTTGACTGCTGTATCTTTAGTGTGGTCTCTATTACAGATCGCTCACTCTTATTTAATATTATGTTACCAAATGGTGCATGCTTTTGGCGTTTACCTATATCAGCGTTTTTTCAAGAAAAATTTGACAGAAAAGACGTACCAGATATCGCAATCGACAATCTTCAATTATGGAATTGTTTTAGTTATTATCCTAGTGTTAACTGCTTTAGTTTTTTAAGAGGTAAACGTGGTAAATATTTTGGTAAAGATAAAATAAATTACCCATTTGAATATTTATTTACTATTGACTGGGGTCATCCAGATAGTAATATACTAGATACTGAGCATTCTGAAATTCCTGCAGAACACAAGTGTGCTCACATACTTGCTTTAGACAATGGCAATTATGCAGCGCAACCCAACAACAGAATATTGTGGGATGCTCCAAATTACACTACTAAAAGAGAAGTGCCTGATTACAGCGTCCAAACTACAAAATGGAATGTAGAGAATAAAGATTGGTTGACTGAAGATAGTAATAAAATGTTTTATACAACAGAGGATAAAAAATGAGTTTAAATATATGTATGGATTGTTCTTTTGAAAAAAAGAAATGTCAATGTGTTGCCCAACCAACTAAAAAAATAAGTTGGTGGAGAAGAATATTTTTTTGGGCTAGATAGTTATGGAGTATTGTAGGATGAATTATTATTTTACAGGTGCTCTAATTGTAGCTTTTGTGTTATTGGCTATTTTTATACAACCAGGGTACTTACCTAAATGAGTAATAAACCATTAAACATATCAGAATCAGCAGCTGTACAAATGCCAATGAAAACGGTAGCTAGCCTTATAATTCTTGTTGGAATGGGCGTGTTCGCATACACGGAACTGACCTCGAGGTTGGTATCGTTAGAGACATCACGTGAGTTATTTGAAAATGATTTATTAAAAAAATCTGAACAAGTACCTACAGATCAGGAACAACATTTTTTAATCGAGGATTTGTACAAGACCGTTGAGAAGATGGAAGAAACTCAAGAGATGAACATGACTAACAAAGTCAACATAGAATTTTTAAGAGAACAATTAGATAAAGCATTAGAAGATATTGAAGGACTGAAAGATAAAGTAAGAGAAAATGGTAAGGCATACTAATGACAGAGTTAGTGGTAGCATTACTTATGATTGTACACGGAGAGATTAAAGAGGCACGTCTTCAAACGTCTATGTCTGATTGTTTGAAAGGGGCACGTACAGCTAGACGTGAAGCTAAATCGCACATAAAGTATCAATGTATAAAGTCGATGGTTGAGCTTGAAAAAAATATTGATGGATCTTTTTCTATAAAGAAGTTAATATTAGAATAATTGTGATCAAAATTATTGATAATTTTTTAGAACAACAAGATTTTAAAAATATTAAAAATTTTTTACTTGATGAGAAAGTTCATTGGTTTTATAGAAATTGCTGTGTCAATGAAGACGATCCCCCTTATTTTACATTTTGTTTTTACAATTATGACAGGATACAATCTCCTGCTTTTGAATTAATACAACCAATTTTAGATAAGTTAAATTATTCTTCAATAATACAAGTGCGAGCTAATCTCATGCTCCGAGAAGAAAATGAAAAAAAAACAGGTTGGCATACAGATTATGATTACAAAAATTTTAAAACAGCAATATACTATATACATGAATCTAATGGACCCACTATTGTTAAAGATAATAAAAATGTTAAAATATATCCTAAGGAAAATAAAATATTAATAATGGACGGTAATACCGAACATGCAGCAATAATTCAAACAGATAAAAAAAGAAGAGTTGTATTAAATATTAACTATTACGAAAAATGAACCTTTCACAAAACTTCACGCTTCAGGAATTAATCAAATCGGATACAGCTATACGTTTGGGTATTGATAATAATCCTAACTCAGATCAAATAGAAAAACTAAAAGCATTATGTGAAAATGTATTGCAACCAGTAAGAGATCATTTTGGTAGAGTTAAAGTTACATCGGGGTTCCGTACTATTGAGCTTTGCCAGGCCATTGGTAGTTCAGAAAAATCGCAGCATGCAAAAGCTGAGGCGGTTGATTTCGAATGTATAGGAGTCGACAACGCTGAAGTTGCTGATTGGGTGCATATGAACTGTGAAACAGATCAATTGCTTTTAGAATTTTATACACCAGGAGAACCAAATTCTGGATGGATCCATGCGAGTTGGATACCTTATCAACCTAGAAGACAGTTTATGCATGTGTATAAATTTGAGGGTAAGACAAAATACAAACCAATAATAGGAAAGGCAAAAGATTTAATATAATGGCAATTGGAAGAGGACAAATATCTGCACAAATAAACGGTAAGCTAAGAGGTGCTAGAGGTGAAAAAAGAAAAAAAATACAAGTCAAAAACAAACTTAATCGCAAAAAACCTAAGGTCTTCAAAGTTTAGTCAAAAAGTGGTACAATCCAAGAAATTGTACAACCGTAAAAAGGATATTAATGGCAACTTCAGGGACTACGACATTTGATCTTTCTATAGAAGAGATTATTCAAGAAGCATATGAAAGATGTGGAATGGCCACAACTAGTGGTCACAGTCTTAGATCAGCTAGAACAAGTCTTAATTTATTATTTGCAGAATGGGCAAACAGAGGAATTCATCTTTGGAAAGTAGCTCTACATGAAAACTCTTTAGTTTCAGGACAAGCAGAATACTCAGTGAGTGCAGGGGTAAGTGATGTATTAGAAGCATTTGTATCCACAACTGCAGCAGGTGCAAACACAGCTAATACACAAGATGTTGCTTTAACAAAAATAGACAGATCTGCCTATTCAGCACTTCCAAATAAATTAGCTGTAGGACAGCCTTCGCAATACTACGTGGATAGACAAGATACTCCTAAAATATATTTATACCAAGCTCCTAATTTAAATACTTATACTGTTTTAAAATACTATGTGATTAAAAGAATAGAAGATGCAGGAGCGTATTCAAATGATGCAGATGTGGTTTTTAGATTTTTACCTTGTATGGTAGCTGGACTTGCTTACTATTTAGCAATGAAGAACGCGCCAACACTTGTACAACAAAACAAATTAATTTATGAAGATCAACTTAAAAGAGCATTAGATGAAGATGGTCAAAGAGCTTCAACATATATTACACCTCAATCTTTCTACCCTAATGGAATATAATTATGGCTAAATGGGCAACAGGTAAAAGATCACAAGCAATTTCAGATAGATCAGGAATGGCTTTCCCTTACACTGAAATGGTTAAGGAATGGAATGGATCATTAGTACATTATTCAGAGTTTGAACCTAAACATCCACAAATACGTAGAAGACATAATACTGCGGATGCAATAGCTTTACAAAATTCTAGAAATATGAAGTTTCAACAACCAGTTGACATATCTACTATAAACCCACAAGCACCCAATGACGATACAATAGTAAGTTCAGGTGGTTCTATGGTTGGAATAGCTAATTTAACTCTACCAGGTCAATTTGCTTTTCAAACTCAATATGTAGAAGTAATTAGAGATGGAGTAACTACAATTTTACATACTATGATTCCAGAAGACCCATCTTTACAAAATAGAAGTAGACAAGCAGATTTAATTTTAGGTAACGTAACAGTGAGTATTACATAATGGCTATAACATATTCAAATTTTTTGACACAAGTAAGAAACTACACTGAGGTAGATAGTAATGTTTTAACTGATGCAATTATTCAAGATTTTATAAGAAGTGTTGAATTAGATATTGCAGGTAAAGTTGATTACGATGATTTAAGAAAATATGCTACCTCTAATTTTACAGCAAATAACAGATATGTAGCTATGCCATCTGATGCTTTAATATTAAGATCTGTGCAGGTTATTGATGGCTCTGGAAATAGAACTTTTTTGGAAAAAAGAGATACAAGTTATATATCAGAATTTAACGGCACAGGAGCTACAGGTACTCCTAAATATTACGCAAACTGGGATGATT